ATCGCCCTGGTGGGGCTTGGAGCTGCGGTCATCAAGCCCATTGTCTCCCTGACGCAGAGCATCACAAAGCTGACGGTGGTGGTGGAGCGGCTGGAGCGGGAGCTTGATGAGCAGAGCGAGCACAGCCGGGAGAGCCATAAGCGCCTGTGGGACCACAATGAGGAGCAGGACAACCGCCTGGACGACCACGAGCGCAGGATTCACGACATGGAGCATAAAGCATAAAGACCGCCCGGAGGGTAGGTATGGCGCTACCTTCCGGGCGGTTTTTTTGCGATGTAAAGTTAAAATGCTTTTCCACCACTATTTCCACCAGACCCGTCTAACATTGCAATTGCCTTATGAAGAGTTTTAGTATCACGATGCGTATAAATATTAGCTGTTGTCTGTATATCTGAGTGCCCCATTAGTTCTTTTGCGTTATTGATAGGTACCTCGGCACATTGAAGGTCGGTGCAGAATGTATGACGAAAACAGTATGGCGTAAGATCATCTGCTACTACAGATTTTACGATTTTGTTTCGCTCCAACTTAGCGCCCATATAGATATCTAAATCTCTCTTGAATCCAGTCCATAGCCGACGCAAACTATTCTCATTTTGGAAGTTCCCCGCGCCGGTCGGAAAAACGGGAGAGAACGGGGCTTTCTTGGCCTTTAGAAGCTTGGGCAAAAGATCGGAATGTATTGGTATATCTCTCACACCAGCATCTGTTTTTGGCCCTTTAATGGCTTTAGAGCCACTTTCCTTGGCGGCGTGGACATGTATCTCATTGTTTTTAAAATCTACATCGGCCCAGGTTAAGGCAGCGGTCTCCCCCGGCCTCATGCCTGTGTACAGCAGCGTGAGTACCCACAGCCCGGCCCGGTGCGTTTCGGCCACAGCCAAAATAGCCTTTCGTTCTTCTTCCGTAATAGACCGGCGCTTGCCCTGCCTGACGGATGGCAGCTCTAATAATTCTGCCGGATCATATGGAATAAGTCTGGACTGCCTGGCGCGCTTAAACATCTCCTGAAGAACCATACGAAGCTTCTTCACGTGGGAAGCTGACATACCCGCCTGTCCGTTTAAGATTCGTTGGAGGTGGACATCCTTCACATCCTTCAATTTCATGTACCCAATGGCTGGCTTAATGTATCCGTTAAATTTTTCATCGTACATACCGAGAGACTTTGGAGTAAGGCCCTTCGGGTCTTTATAAGTGGCTTTCCATTGAGCGAACCAAGCGTTGACGGTCATAGAGCCGCCTACAGTTTCCTCGCCCCGCTTGGCTGCGGCCAGCTTCTCAGCAAGCTTGGTCATGGCCTCCAGCTCTGTCTTCCCGGTAGCTTCATACTTTTTGCCGTTGTACCTTGCTGTCTTCCTGATATATTCACCCATTGATTTTTCCTCCTATCTCTGGTAAGATAAGAGGGTGATATGGATTCGTCAAACCTATCACCCTCTTATGGATCGCCCTCGGTGTTGCTGCACTGGGGGCGGTTTTTATTGCTTTCTGTCGATTGATATGCTATCCTGTCTATGGCGCTGCACAACGGCAGGCGGTTAGCCACATCCCCTGAAAGGGGGTGAGGCCCATGCGGATCACATTACATATCGGACGGTTCACCGTTACGATTATTGTGAAAAGCAGAAACCGCCACCCCGGCAGGTGACGGTTTCTCTTTGTTAGAAATCTAAACCACTCGGGCTAACCGCTTGTTGCAGCGCCCTTCTACGTCTATTATAAACCGTCCTATGTTTGGTTGTCAAGGATCCACGTTCCCTCCACTCAGGGCTCTGGAACTGGGCAGGAATTTCTATTTATAACATCTTTCCAACGATGTCTTTATAGGTAACATCGTTTACCTCAATCAGAGATTTCTGACCATCTTTGAATTGCAAGATAATGGTAAAATTTTTTTTATTCTTTGCAGATAGGCCGCCAGCCAGCATACCAACGGGACCAAGTAAAGCACCGCCAACTAGGCCGCGGGCAATACCAGAAGCTGCACTCTTTTTTGTATCTTCTGTAATTACCTCATATTCTTCTATAGTACTCTTGTCAAGGTACAATTTCTTACTGAACTTTACGGGAATGTATGGTTTCCCAGTTGGATTCATGATAGATTTTCCTTTGTACGCACCTTCCAAAACGACATTTACTGGCATATTTTACCGGCCTCCTTCTTTTTGTTTATTGCACCCTCCAGCGGTTGGGTACTTATGTAGCAAGTAGAGTTGGCTGTACAGTTTGCATCCGATAAGCGGCTAATTGCTCAGATATCCCCAGACATGAGGCAACAACTGCTATTGGAAGTTCAAGCAAGTCTTGAATATCATAATCATCAAATAGTAGCTCCGAGGCAAAGCGGTCGGCATCCCGTTCAAATTTACTGGTTACCGCAAACGTCCGGGTATCCATGAAAATCCGATTGATCTTCCCATGAAGAAAAGAGTGCCCCAATTCGTGGGCACATACCCAATACTGCGTTTTCTCATCTAGTGCATTATCCAGATAAATAATATGGGAGCGATCCAAATATTGATAGAACCCTCTGATACCGGCGAGTGGAGTACAAATGATAATATAATCTAAATCATCAGCTATTTTAAATGGATTACGTGTACCATGCCGCTCCACCAGAGAAAGGGCAAGGCCCCTGATATCCACAAAATCAATCCTTCCGATATTTTTTGGGGGTAAAACGCTCCTTGTTTTTTAGTTTTGCAGCTTCTAATCCGAGCTTGATAGCGGCCCTCATGCTTTCTCTAGCTTCATCACTCATAGGATCACCGTCAAACATCAATGTGCCGCTGTTTTCCAGATCATTCATAATCTCGTCCAACTTTCTGGCAATATCACGCTCATCCTTCTTAGTAAGGGTGGGCGCTTTTTTTGTTTCTTCGCCGGTCAAAAGGTAATCGGTAGTCACGCCGAAGTAGTCAGCAATTTTAGAAAGGGTTTCTCCCTTTGGCGTCGCACCTGTTTTTTCCACTTTGTTGTTATGGAATTGCTCAGACCGATCTCCTCTGTGGCCCTTTTTGGACTAACGCCCTTTTTATCGCACAGGGCCTTAAATACGTCAAAGAACATAATTTCCCCCTCCGCATTTTGGTGATAACGCCAAAAATTAACCGGAGTTAGGAAACTCCTTGACAATCCAACTTAAGTAAGGTATTATATAGGCGTGAACTTACCCAAGTTATTTTTGCGGGGTGTTCCAACTTTGGCGGTTATCAGTGGTGCAATGTTTGTTGGCACTTATATTGTACCCTGATAGCTAACCAAAGTCAAGTAGAATATTCTAGAAAGCTAACTTTCGTATTCCTTGCTAAAAGGAGGTGTGTGGAATTGGTGGAAATGAAGGGGGTGTGGCTCAGGGTATGGACAGAGAAGATTGGCGCATTTTGGGAATAGGCCTTTTGCTTGCTGTGCTTTTGGGTGTCGTGAACGGTATCGTTGCGGGAGCGATTTACTGGATTATCACCACTTTTTTATTTTAGGCCTCCGGATTGTATGAATATCGGCTTGCATTGAGGACAACAGCTCGTGCTTTGCCTGCCTTGTATTGTCTGAGCGAAAGTCTAAAGCTAACAGTTGGCACTCGTAGATTACCATAAGCTTTGCGGTTTTGGCCGACGCAACAACCGAAGCCGTATTCAGAGCTGAAATCATAGCGGCTTTTGCATCATTGCTTTCATAGTCTTTTTCAAACGCAACACACGCATCAAGGAACTGTGAATATTTCTCAATTTGAGCAGTCATGGAAGCTTGTACCGAAATCTCGCGCAGCCGCGCACTTGCAGACAGTTTTGATGTTATAAGGGCTGTGATTACTCCAGCGGCAGCACCAACAAAACTGACAGAAGCCGTAAGAATCGCCACAAGAACAGTTTCAGTTAGTTGAAAACCCATAGGAACGCCTCCTTACGAGGCTATTCTACCAGAACAGAAAGAAGGTGACAATGTTATGCCTGCAAAATGGACTGCTGACCTGCTGGGCGAGATGCACCTGGCCGGGGTAACGGCGAAGCAGCTTGCCGCTGAGGTCGGCTGGAACCCCAAGTATCTTAGCGTTGTGCTGAACGGTCACAAGGAGCCAAAGGGTGCAGAGCAAAAGCTAAACGCTGCGCTTGCTCGATTGACTTCAGGCGAGTGCGATCAGAATAGCAAAGAACCTGTCCAATAAACCGGACAATAAAACCCGCCCTTGACGGGGCGGTGAATAGGGGAGGGGGTGAGCGAGATGCAGGTCGGATCTGCTATTAAGAAGTACCTAAAAGCCCACGGAATCAAACAGGCGTTCATTGCGGGAAAGTGCGGGTGGACCCCACAGAAATTGAACAATGTTTTAAGTGGGAGGAATCGGCTATTTTTGGATGACTATCAAGCTCTCTGCAAATGCATTGGCGTTCCATACGAGCTGTTTTTAGAGGACTGAAAGGAGGTGGTTTCAATGGGTCTATCAGAGGTAAAAACCTGTGATCTGGTCTCCGAACTGAGACAGAGGGAGGGCGTAGAGACACATGCCGCAGAGCCGTACCAAGATGTGACAGTCTCGGTAAATGGCCCTGCGGTGGTGCTAGTCGTTATTGATTAGAGTTTTTGATAGCCATAATGATTTTTGATGAACGCATGAAAGTATTTCCCGTGTGAACCAGCGGACATGAGGCCGGCATAAACAGACTGGGGGACATTGAAGTAAGCGTAGGTGCCGCCCTTGTGAAACGAGATGTAGAGTGTCCCGTTTTCATATCCGATGCTAGAAATGTCGCTTGAACTAACAGGCGTCATGTACATAGTGCGTTCCTCCTTTCCTCGGAAATAGCGGGCAAGAGGCAGTTGCCCTTCTACTTACAATTATAGTGTACTGTACGACAAAAATCAAGATATAGTGTAGAAAATTAGTTCTACACAATATATAGGATGCTCTGCCGACTACCTGCTGGGCATCCAAACCGACCAGGACAGCGAATGAGAAAGGATGAGGTGAGGAAGATGGAGCAAAACAGTCTCTGGGAACAAGTCGGAAACCGATGCTTGGAACTTGCAAGGCAGGAACTGAACAAAGAAGCCGCCCCCACTGCGGCAACAGTGGAGACGGTCGAACGGTTGGTCGGGATCGCAATTTCCATTGATGACCTTAATCTTCGGTGGGTAGCGCAAACCCGATACGACGCGGCGGCTTTTGAGGGTCTGGCTTCTGGACGGCTAAGAGCAAAAAATTGAGCTGACTGGTGTGCTGAATAAGCTGGGCTTCTTCTCCGTTTACCTTCCCGTAAAAATACAGCACATCGGGATTTTGATAGCCTACATCTTCGACAGCCATCAGGATTGAAGTTCCAAATGAAGCCAGTCGAATCGCTATTTCGTGGTTTTGGTCGAGATCAGCTTCAAATTTCCGAATTTGTTCGACCAGTTTTTTGTGTTTCCAGCTGGCAAGATGTGGATCAGAAACCAGATCGGCCGAAATTTCCTTAGAATTGTTCAAATACATGATTTTCACCTTCTTTCTCTCAGCATTGTATCATGGAGAAAATGGAAGAACAAGGTTGCTCTATTCAAGCGTGCCGACGACCAAGACAGCGAATGAGAGGAGGTGAGCGAGGTGCTAACAGTACGATTGCTGATCTATTTAATTATGGCATTAGCATTTATGGTTGCTGCTTTAATGGCTTGCCATCTAATAAAAGAAGATCCAGAAAGCAATAGGCCCTGGTTGATTGCCGTTCCAGCATTGATCCTGACTGTTTCGTTGCTGGCTGTTATGTTCAACGATCTATTTTCGTAAATCTTTTCGCATACAGTACAGCAAAGATTCCAGAATTTCGCCGGACTGTTTTGCGAGTGCATCAAGGTTTTGCCGATCCCCGTTTTTTGCCAACAGAGTCTTTGTTACAGCCTCCTTGTGCTGGAGCAAGACAGCCTTTGTTTTCTTCGAGGCAAAAAGGCACACCCGATCAAAGGCATCAGAGTAGCGCGTAATTTGTTCTTGATTATAAAGATCAGAAAACTCCCCGCTGGCTCTTAGGTAATCGTAATAGGCTGTTACCATTTCTTGAAATAAGAGTTCCGTTTGTTTCGCCTTTCTAGCCCCCCTTTGGGATATGTATGCTGAAAGAATAGAACAAATAGAGACAGCGGCGATTGCAACAACAGAAGAAACAATTGTTACAGTCAGCGAAAATGTGTTCAAAAGATTATTTTCCATGAATATCCTCCTTACGAGGCTATTCTACCAAATCGGGAAGGGAGCGACAATATGAGCGAAAAAGAAAAGAAAATTCTGGAAACCTTTGGAAAGGTAGTTCCGGAATTGTCTGAGCTGGAAAAGGAACGTCTTCTGGCTTTTGGTGAGGGCCTTGCCTTCAAGGTCGGGCAGCAATACGCGCAGGCCCCGCCAGCTACCCCAGTTGACCAAGACAGCGAATGAGAGGAGGAAGACGAAAAATGGCAGCGATGACCGTACTTAATCGGGCGATAGCTGAAAAGCGCCGCCTGATGTACGAGCGGTATGGCGGAATCATGAGCCCCACGGACGTTGCAAAAGAACTGGGGTATTTCCCCAAACCGTCTGTCGGGGACCGGTGGGCGGAGGAGCACGAGATACCGGCTGTACGCCTGGGCCCCCGGAAGCGGGGCTATGAGACAGATTTGATAGCCAAGGCCATTGTGCAGGGGAGGGGGATGGCATGACTGGCCCACGAGCATTAATGGCGCTGACAGTGTGCCTGACGGTGGCCCTGGTGCTGCCCAGCTTGGTGCGGTGATGGACAAGCTGATACGCTTAACGGTGTCTGTGTGGGCGGTATGCGTCGTGCTTGTGGCTGGTGCGGCGGTGACAACCCAGCAGCCACCCGTACAGCCGCAGGACAAGCCTGTGAGAGCCGTTGAGGTCTCTGCAAGTAAAGAGCCGCCCCCGGACGAAAACGCCCTGATAGAAGCCGCGCTGGTGGCGCAGGGGTATTTCCGGGAGGATTTGCCGCTGGACTACTCCCTACAGGACCATCTGCACACAGCCTGCGAGGCCAACAACGTGCCCTACCATGTGGCCCTTGGCCTCATTGAGGTAGAGAGCGGGTTTGACCCGGAGGCAGTGAGCCCGGCGGGATGCTATGGACTCTGCCAGCTAAACCCGCAATACTTCCCCAGCGGCCTCACCCCGGCAGAAAACATCAAGGCGGGCATGGAGTATCTTGGGAGCCTGATTGACCGCTATGGGGATTTGGGGGCAGCCCTGTGCGCCTACCACGACGGACACGACACGGGGCGCAGAGGATACAGCAATGCCGTCCTGGAGGCGGCAGAGAAATGGGCATAAAGGTGCCCCGGCCAGTGTTGCACCACCGACCAGGGCATGAAAGGGAGAATCTATGCAGGAATCTAAAAGAATGGAAAAACCTCGCAAAACAGATATTGATTCTACATACAGAATTAAGCGACTGGAACGAACCTGCTTGATATTATCTATCTCAGTCCTATTGCTGGCCGTTTTCAGTATCGGGCTGGTCAAGGCTGTTTCCGAGATTGCCGGAACTTTCGAGTTCCTCACGGAGCAACTCGATTTCATCGGACAAAAGGTTGATGCTATCCGACAAGGTGTTCAAAGTATCCAATAAGTCTTTATCTTCTTCTTGCAATTGGATAAGTTCTTCCTGTTGTTCGATGATAATTTCGTTTTGAGCAATAATTCGTTCCATTTGTTTATCTGGCACAGAGGAAATTATTCCAAAGAGAATTGTAACCAAAAGACTCAAAATAGCCAGTGCATCACTTAAGGTAAGTTTACGCTTGCTTTTTAGCTTAGGCAGAACCGCATTTTTGCACTCTTCTTTTGTTTCAGGAGGCAAGTATGGGGCTGCCTGCTCCAAAGCATCTGCCAAAGTATCAAGTATAGATGTGTATGGAATATCCAGGATATTGATAAATGTATCAAGGAGCGACGGGTGTACTCTCTCAAATGACGCAAGTGTGGCTTGTATGGCATTAAAGTTAACATCAGTAAACAGATTCACAAATTGTTCGCAAGTTTTTGAGACGTTCCCTAACAGATCATGGTAAGGAAGCGACGCAGATATATTGCAAAAGTTAAGCAGCGCATTACTACACGAATTAATAAGAGAAGGGGTAAGCTCCGAAAATGGCGTCACTGAATATTTTACAATGCCCTCTAATCGCTTTGAAACGCTATCGTGCATCCTCAACATTTCTTCGATAGTCATACTACGGCAACCTCCTTGGATTGTCGCTCCGCCCCACAAGATAATCCGTGGATATATTGAGAATATCCGATATAGCAACAAAGGTTTCTAAGTTCGGCTCTCTTGCACCAGATTCATAATATTGGTAATTACGCTCTGTCGTCTCAAGGAGTTCAGCCATTTGCTTTTGGGTTAGTTTTCTTTCCTTGCGAACTTCTTTAATCCTTGCCGAAAATTGTGTCATGTTTCTCCCTCCAAAACAAAAAGGGTTGACACGAACAACGTTGGCGTATATAATAAGTGCATAGCACGAACAACGTTGGCGTGTTAAATCCAGAAAGGGGCAGGTGATGAAGAATACGAAATTGAGAGAAGCCCGTGAAAAATGCGGACTTACTCAGGCACAGGTTGCCGAGAAAGTCGGAACGACTGCAAGGGCTTATCAGTATTACGAGGCGGGAGAACGGGAGCCATCCGTAAAAACCGCCATCTTGATAGCCCGGACAGTCAAAAGCACAGTAGAAAAACTCTTTGGGTAAAGGATAACACGACACGAACAAAAAGGCAAGGAGGGGCCTAAAAATGACACTGGAAGAACGGATTGAGCTGCTGGAAAGCGAACTGACGAAGCTGAGGGGCAAGCCGGTGGTCTATGCCACCAGTGCTTATGCAGTGGCCAGACAAAACTGCAAGGCTTATTTTAAATCGGTTCAAGGAGAGGAGCAGAACTATGCCGGGCATATGGGCTGTGAACAGCTTGCCCGTACTGCCTTCAAAGAAAAGCACGGAGCCGTGGGCAAGGGGAACAATACCCCAAACCAGTATATTAGGACGGAGGAGGATGCCGCAGAATATTTCGAGCTGTTTAAGGCGTTCCTGTCCGTATACCAACGCTATTTGAATGGTGGTGAGGCTCAGTATGAGCAGGCAGGATAAGGCGCTGTACATCGTTCTGGGGCTGCTGATGCTGGTCCCGCACGTCATCGTGGAGATGATTTTATGATGGACAATAAAAATCGCCGCCTCCCGGTGAGCGAGACCGGAGAGGCGGCAGAAAGGATAAATATGAAACCTATTATTATTAAAACATATAAAGTTCCAGAAAGCAAGTCTAAACTCGTCAAATTGCAGCGGGACGCGAACGATATTATTACCGCCATACAAAGAGAGCAGGGGTTGTCAAAAGCCTACATCGTTTCTGAGATTATCCGGCAAGCCGCCCCGTATGTAGAATTTCTTGTGGAGAAGGTGCCCTTTTATGAAGAAGAGGATACAGAATGTTGATGCGCAAGACCGGCCTCCAGTTACAACCTGTGCAAAATGTCAGGGCGAAATTTGGCATGACGAGCCTATTTTTCAATGGGAAGGGCGTTGGATTTGTCTGGAGTGCTTTAAAAAAGCGGTCCATGCAATGCTTGAAAGAGCTGGTGCAATGCTGGAGAATGACCCGGTAATGCTTGCTTATGAAATGCAAATTGAAGTTAAACGATACATTTAGGGGGTAAAACAATGATACTTAAACCAAAAGACATGGATTTTTCTAACAAAAACATCATTATGATTATTAGTGGACTGCCCGGAGTTGGAAAGACAACTTTAGCTTTATCGGCCCCCGATGTCGTATTAATCGATGCTGATGAGGGAATGGCCCGCGTTAATCCGTACCATCGTAAGGACAGTTCCGTAGTCAAAACCTATGAGGAGTTACTGACCGATATCAAGAGCTTTGAAGGTCACTATAAAACCGTGGTCATTGACACTTGTGGAGCACTCATCGACCTGATGAAGGACTGGGCCATGCGGAATGAGCCATCTGCTAATAAAAAGAACGGCGGGTTCAGCCAACAGGGCTATGGCTTTGTCAAGACAGAGTTTCTGCGCCTGTCTGCTGAACTTCGAAAGAAATTCAATGTGGTGTTCCTGTTCCACGCATCTAAGGATAAGCAGGACGATAACGTATTTTATGACATCGTGTGTGAAGGTTCCACCAAGACCCTTGTTTGGCAGCCCGCCGATCTGGGCGCTTACCTCCATATTATCAACGGGGAGCGGTATCTTGGCTTTACTCCCACCATGAATTACAACGCCAAGGCGGCCTATGGAATCAAGGGGCTGGTCAAGGTTCCAGAACTGACAGACGGAGATCCAAACGATTTTTTGACCCGATTGTTTGCCCAAGTCAAGGCAAATATCGCCGCTGAAAAGGATGCCCTTCAACCCCAGCGGGAGCAGTACGAGGAGACGATAGCAGCCGGACGGCTTGCTATTGAATCCATCGAAAAGCCAGAGGATGTCAGCAATGCTATGGAAGCAATTAAGAGCCTTACACATGCTCTAACCAGCGAACGGGAACTGAAAGCAGCCTTGTCCGACCGTATGAAGACACTGGGGATCGTATACAGTAAGGAGAACAAAGCATATGAGTGGGCAAAGCAATAAGTTTCTGCTAACACAGAGCTTGTTGTCCTCATGGCAGTACACTCTCAAAGGCGGGGAGTTGGACGAATTTCTAACCACTCTCCGCCGGGAGAAAAAGCCACAGTCAAAGGCCATGCTGGATGGTATCCGCTTTGAAAATATAGTCCATGCGGTTAGTGAAGGGGCGGAGATCGGACCGGAACAAGAATGGTACAGGCCAGTTGTGGAAATATGCGAAATCATTTCCCAAGGCCAGTATCAGGTCAAGACAGCACGACCCCTGGTCGTTGACGGAGTTGAATTTGTCTGCTACGGAATCCTGGACTTCCTGAAGGCCGGAGTCATCTACGATACAAAATTCAGCAAAACCTATCATGTAGGCAAGTACCTGGACAGCCCACAGCATCCCATGTATCTATATCTCTGCCCGGAAGTCCGGCGATTTGAGTATATCATCAGCGACGGAAACTATGTGTACCGGGAGACGTATCTTCCAGAGGATACGGAACCTATCGAGAAAACTGTCCGGCAGTTTATGTCCTGGCTGGACAAGACAAACTTGGTGGATCTGTACTGCCAGAATTGGAGGAGCAAATATGCCTGAATGGCTCATTCATTTTATCAGGAGCCGCAAGACTTGTAAGGGATTTTGCTTTACCTGCAAACATTACAAAACATGCAAGGAGAATTTGAAGTATGAGTAATTGGGACAGCTATCAGCGGGAGGAGCGCCCGCGCTTGACGCCTGGTGATTACCGAGTGGAAATCGTCAGCGTGGATGAAACAGAAAGCAAGAACGGAAACCCCATGCTGGTCATCGGTGTATGCCCCAACGGCAGCAATATCACAATCAACCACTACATCGTCAAAAACGAGTGGTTCAACCGAAACATGACTGATTTCTTTGATTCCTTCAATATTGAAGATGGTGACTTTGAACTCCCAACTTGGGTGGGCGCTGTAGGAGCCGCCCGGCTGAAGGAAGATGATAGGGGCTATCTGAAGGTGCAGTATTTTATTAAGGAGAGCCGGGCCGAGAAATTACCCCCTTGGGAGGGAAAAATACCGGAGCGGCAGGAACTCACCAAAATAGAGGAAATCGAAGACGACGGAGAGCTCCCGTGGGATTGAGGTGCGGCAATGTTGACGCACTATACAGACATTGAGCTCAAAAAGCGGCTAAAATCTCTGGTGATTGTGTGCGATACCAGAGAGCAGGTAAATGGACATCTGACTGCGTGGTTCGATAAAAACAGTATCAGTCACAAGTCAAGGGCATTGGAGACCGGTGACTACACGGCCATGCTGGACGGCGTTACGTTCGAGGACGAAGTTGTAGTGGAGCGCAAGGCCAATCTGGATGAGATTGCCGGAAACTTTACGGTTGGCCGGGAACGTTTTGAACGAGAGATGATACGCGCAAAGGCCAACGGTACAAAAGTTTTTCTGATTGTAGAAAATGCATCTTGGTCCGACATTTTTCTCCACAATTACCGTTCGGATCTAAAGCCCCAAAGCTTTGCCGCCACACTTCTGTCCTGGCAAGCCAGATTCAATATTACCATTACTTTCTGTAAGCCATCAGAGACGCCGCAAATTCTCTATAGCACCCTCTATTATTGGGTCCGTAACCGACTCAAACGGGGGTGATTGGATGGGTATGGCGGAGGAGATCAGATCCCGCCTGACTATGCAGGAGGTAGCTGAACACTACGGCTTTCAGGTCGGGCGATCTGGGTTTATTAAATGCCCCCTGCATCGTGGAGATAATACCGCCAGCATGAAGCTTTACGACGGAACCGGTGGCTTTCACTGCTTTGGATGTGGTGCCCATGGAAGCGTGATTGATTTTGTAATGCAGCTATTCAACTTGAATTTCAAGCAAGCGGTCCTTCGCATCAACTCAGACTTTCACCTGGGCCTCACATCCAGCAAGCCTGACCGGTCTACATACTCAAGAATCCTGGAGGCCCGCCGGGAAGAGATCCGGCGCAAAGAACAGGCAGAGGAAAATTTCCGCTGTGCTGCCCACGAGCTCCACTACTGGAAGGATGTCAGGGATACCTTCCAGCCAATCCGGCAAGGGGATAAGGCGTACTATCACCCGCTATATGTCGAGGCCGTCAAGCGCCTCCCGTATATTGAATACTGGCTTGACGACTTTATTGAGAAGGGAGGCAAAGAGCATTGGAAGAGATCCCCGCTTATACACGGGACGACTACTTGACAACCACAAAGCCGTTTGAATATCTGTATGCCCACAAGGAAAACAAGTTTGAGCTTAAACAGCTTCTTGGGATTATGTCCGCACAGGCACAAACGGTAGGCATCCGAAACCTAGCAGCACTATTCAAGGCGTATATGGAAACAGTCAGTGGAACTGTCTCCTCTGGATTCAATCGGACTGACTTCTCCGGGCAGGAGATGGAACTTGACTGCGGCAGTTGGATGGCCACCGATACAGGCATCTACGGGACTGACAAGCTTGGTTTTGAAGTTATCGCCTGTTATCACCCCATTATGCCCATTCAGAGGCTTGTTAACGTAGACACGCGAGTGCACAAGATCAAGCTGGCCTACCGACTGGGGAGGCGCTGGGATACTGTGATTGAAGATCGCAACGTTATCTCTGACAGCCGCTCTATCATAGGACTGTCTAAATACGGAATCATGGTTAACAGTGAAACCGGAAAGGCTCTAGTTCGCTATCTGGCAGACTTGGAAAAGCTCAATTACGATCTCATCCCGGAAGTCTCCAGTGTTGGACGGCTTGGTTGGATAGAAGATTATGGATTTTCTCCTTATGTAGAGGATTTGGTTTTTGATGGCGACGAGGAATACCGAACGCGCTTTGAAAGTATCCAGTCAAAGGGCACACGAGAAAAATGGCTTGAGTGTGTCCGTTCCGTCAGAAAGGGTAAGACGCCTGGGAATGTGATTGCCCGCATTGTACTGGCAGCATCATTTGCCTCTGTACTGGTGGAGCCATGTCACTGCCTCCCTTTCTTTGTTCACCTCTGGGGCGGCAGCGAAACAGGCAAGTCTCTGAGCCTTGTTTTAGCTGCAAGTGTATGGGCAAATCCCTCCATTGGAACCTACATTCAGACCTTCAACGCAACAGAAGTCGGCAAGGAGTTGGGCGCGGCTTTCTGCAATTCTATGCCCCTTATCATTGATGAGCTTCAGCTTGTCAAGGACAGCCGCCGGGACTTCGACAAGATGATCTATCAACTTTCAGAGGGAGTGGGCAGGGCCCGTGGCCGCAAACAAGGGGGCCTCCAGAAAACTCCAACCTGGAGGAACTGTGTAATCACTACCGGCGAGTTCCCCATCATCTCAGCAAACAGCGGAGAGGGCGCAGTTAACCGGACAATTGAGGTGGACTGCCACGATACCAAGTTATTTGACGATCCGAAAAAGACTGCCACTATGCTCTATTCCAACTATGGTTTCGCCGGTCGTGAGTTCGTGGAGCAACTTATGGAGGAAGGCACAATAGAGCGCGTTCAGCACCTCCAGGAGACAATGCAAAACAAGCTTAAAACCGGAGATACCATGGACAAGCAGACAGCTTCAGCGGCACTTATACTAGCCGCAGACGCTCTTGCAGAAGAATGGATTTTCAAAGACGGCATACTACTCCATCCAGAGGATATATCCAAATATCTGGTATCTAAAGAGACAGTTAACCAGAACGGACGCGCCCTCCAATACCTATATGATTTCATCAATATCAATCAGGCCCGGTTTTCCCCAGAATCTGAGGCACACCAAGGCGAGGTATGGGGCGACCTGGACAACGACTACGCCTACATCATCCGCAGCAAATTCGATCAAATCTTAGCTGACGAAGGCTATAACGCCTCCGCTTTTCTCGGATGGGCGAAAAATCGCGGTTATCTTCGATGCGGAAAGGACGGACGGCCAACAATAGTAAAAAAGATAAATGGACGCGCTTGCCGCTTTGTTTGCATCAAATTGCAGGAAAATGACAACTTTTTGGACGAATATGACGGCGAACTCCTTCCATAGATGGGTTACCGGGTTACCGCGTTACCGCGTTTTTCAATGTTTCTATAAAATAAAAAAATTGTGTACGCAATTTTTATTTTTTAAAAATACAAAAAAGTCCGGTAACCGGTAACCGAACACGGTAATCCATTGGGAGAGTAAGGCTAGAACGGTTACCGCCTTATGGTAACCGTCGGTAACGCCGGTAACTGAGGAGGGAAAATAGATGGTATTCCCGTTTGAAAGGGAAGCTGAACAGGGACTCCCTATGCCTGATGGATTAGACCTACCAGAGCAAATGGCATACCAGTTTCTGTCCAGCCTCTATCGAGACATCAAGGCAGGATCCATTACTAGGGATCAAGCTGCTTTGGACAAAGGAAAGATGACCTATCAATACTCCGTGGCAAAAAATACTTTAAGTCATTCATCCATGATAGCAAAATGGCGTACAGATCTTCTCCATAATATTGAGTCCGCACATACCAAGTACATCAAAGAACGCACCTTAGAAGCTGCCGATGCACTAAGTCTCGCGCTTGACGGGAGGATGCATCTTAGTTCGCAACTGCCGGAGGTAAGCCCAGATGGTGACAAATGACCCCTACGGCATATCTGGAGCAGTGAGGCCGTGGGACAGCCTGGACGCGGCAAGGCGACCATGCAGGCGTGTACCCACAGCGAAACAGGCGAAGATTGACCGGTGCTTAAATTGCACCAGGGAAGATTGCGACGGGACATGCAGAAATGGGATACCGATAGATCGGGCCCCGAGGGTGAATGTGGCCGACATACGGCGTCTGGCCGCAAACGGATACAACGTGTACGAAATTGCAAATATGCTCAGTTGCTCCCACAGGACAGTCAGGAACAAAGCCTATTCCGCCGGGATCAAAATTCCGCCCTGGCGCTGGAGCATCAAACGGAGAATGAAGATATGAACACCGAGTTAATGTTTTCCAGCAAAAGCGACCTGTGGGAGACTCCGCAGGATTTGTTTGACAAGTTGAATGCCGAATTTCGTTTCACGCTGGACGTATGCGCCACAGCAGATAACGCAAAATGCCTACGCTATTACACCCCGGAGCAGGACGGGCTGTCCCAGCCCTGGGAGGGCATCGTGTGGTGCAATCCACCCTATGGCAGGGGCGTGGGTGCTTGGGTACAAAAAGCCGCTCGGAGCGCCTTGGCTGGGGCCACAGTGGTTATGTTGCTGCCAGCGAGGACGGATACCAGATGGTTCCACAGGTGGATTTACCGCCGGGCCGAGATCCGGTTTCTGCCGGGAAGGTTGAAGTTCGGCGGGGCAAAGAACAGCGCACCGTTCCCTTCTATGGTGTGCATATGGGGGAGTTAACTAAATGGATGACATCAAATTAGCCCTGCTCGGGTCGGAAGAGGCGGCGCAGCGCCTGACGGACGCGGGGGTGCTGCTGCCGTGCCCGGGATGCGGCGGGGACAATGTTGTTGATTGGTACAGATACAATGAGGTCTGGTATCAGTGTGATGATTGCGGCTGGCAAGGCAAAATCGTTTACTCTGAAGGATTTGCGGATACAGAGCAAACAAAGAAAGCCCGGCGCGCCTGGAACACCCGCGCTCCGATTCTGAGCGACGAGGAGATGGAGATGCTCAATGGAAAAGAAAATCCTTGATGTGACATGTGGTGCAAGGTCTATCTGGTTTGATAAGCACCATCCGGCGGCGGTCTACTGTGATAAGCGTCGGGAGCAGTACCATCATCTTTGGAAGAACGCCAGTAACTGTACGCTGGACATCAATCCTGATGTGGTATGTGATTTTACAGACCTGCCGTTCACAGATAACTCATTCCATTTGGTGGTATTTGACCCGCCGCACCTGACCGGCGCAAAGGAGACTGCGTGGCTGGTCAAGAAGTACGGAAAACTGGACGAGAATTGGCCCCGAATGCTCCGCGATGGTTTCCAGGAATGTATGCGTGTACTCAAACCAGATGGGGTGCTCATTTTCAAATGGTCGGAGTATGACATCCCTGCGGCGCATGTCTGGAAAGCTATCGGGCAAAAACCGTTGTTCGGCCACCATAGCGGGAAACAGAGCCGTACTTTCTGGGCTTGTTTTATGAAGGAGGCGCTGAAAGATGGCAGTACGACCGATTGATGGCGACGCTGTTAAGCGTAGGGCCTGGGATATTGCAGAGGCGTGGAAAGACCAGGGGCGTGATTATGAGGCACTTTTGCTGGAGAGCGTGGTAGAGCAGATTGTTGATACTCAGCCCACCCTCACCCCGCCGAAGGAGGCCACATACCCGTGCGACCTGTGCGTGTATAACCCTCCATCAAGCCTGGATGGAAAACCTTGTACATATTGCCCTGCAACAGGCCGCCCGCCGGAGGGAGAGGAGGGCACCCCATGACCAGAGGTGATCGCATTCGATCTATGAGCGATGAGGAACTGGCTGAATTTTTGTCAGACTTTAAGGATTGTGCAAAAGATTGTCTTGTTGGTAAAGGCGTAAAAGACTGTAGAGGGATTTGTGCGACAAGTGAGACGCTGAGAATGTGGCTCCAGCAACCGGAGGAGGAGGAACCCTGATGGACTACGAAAAGCTGATTGAGCGGCTGCGGCATGATGCTAACGCCTATCGGAACGGAGATACACTGGGGAGGGCCTACGCAGATCAAGAGGATGTGCTGGACAAGGCCGTCGACGCCATGACCGCCCTGCTGGCCGAAAACAAGCGGCTGAAATCCCTGCTGAGTGAAGGCGGGCAGGACTTGTGGAGCAAGGAGAATCAGCGGGCAGACCGCTTAGAGTCCGAAAACGAGAAGCTGCGGGCAGAGAACATCAGATGGGGACAGGTGGCAAGTGAACAGGGCAAACAGCTTGACAGGCTGCTGGCCGAACTGGGGCAGGTCAAGCATCAACGCGACAGTTACCGTCTGTATCACGATGACTTAGCGTCAAAACCCAATTGCAACACCTGTGCCGACAAGGATTGCAAGTATAGGCCTATACCGGGCGATACCGTAAGAGCCAATTGCCCGCTGTGGAGAGGATCGGAGGAGGGTGAGCAGAATGTCTGAATTAAAGAAATGCCCGTTTTGCGGGAGTGACAGTGTAGCGTTTACACCGGATGAAGAACAACTCTTAGAGGAAACCACAACTGGTTTTATTTGGTGTCATGGGTGCGATTTTTCCAGCGACAGTTTCTATAGCGAGGCAATAGCAGCAGAAAAGTGGAACCGGAGGGAGCGGGATGGTTGACTGGGCAGTCATAAAAAGACTGGGAATATGTTTCCCTGGATGGTTCATCAATGCCCAGGGAGAATTTATCGCCCACCAAAAGGCGAACGTGTATTTCAATATCAGCACTTGCGAGAGCGAACTGGATGTAAAGTGCAAGGTGTTGGAATGGTTTTCACGCCCGGCCTGTAAATCCACTCCATTCCGCCGTGCAGTAGACAATACAGCCCTTCATATTTTCTTCCTGAATGGTATAAATCAATACCTTGACACTACGTTCAGTGTGGAGGATATGCGGGAGATTTACACTTATCTGGGGAACGCTTGCAATCACCAAAAGACGATCCGGTTTATTAAGAGTGGCTATGACATGGCCGCACTGGAGGGAACAGAATGGCTGAATACATAGAAAGAGAAGCTGCCAGACAGGCTCATATTAAAGCAAGTTTGACAACGCGGCTAATAGACGCGATTCCTGCCGCCGACGTTGCGGAGGTGCGGCACGGGCACTGGGTTTTTGAACCAGGGAAAATTCCATATTGCTCAGAATGCAAAAAGTACAGCGATGATGGAGATAAGGGTGCAACTATTTGTCCGTGGTGCGGCGCTTTGATGCGGGAGGCCGAACATGAGGCTGATTGATGCTGACGCGCTTGCAGAAATCTACAAAAAATGGTTGCCGCAGCTTGAAAGGGAAGAAGATAAGGGCGACAGGAAGGGCGTTGAAACTTGCCTTTTGGTGCTTGAAGATGCTCCAACTATCGACGCTGTTCCTGTGGTGCATGGGCATCCTGTGTATCATAACCGACCTGTGCACTATGAGCATTACGAGATGGTACAGCAAACCGAAAACGGGGAGCCGTTGTACAAAAGGCAGTATTACACTTTGCAGGATAATCCGGTAGCTTACTGCTCTGAGTGCGGGAAACGGCTGTGTTCTCGGTTTACAAGCTATTGCCCCAACTGCGGTGCAGATATGCGGGAGGCGGCAGCACAATGTGAAACTATACTTACACAAAATCCTGCCAAAGATGCAGATTTGAGCGAAAGTGATGCAAAGTTCATTTCAGAAACGCACGAAAAACGCACGCGTGCAATCGAAAATACACGCGCGCAATCGGAGGAGGCCAACATGACCAAAACCTGTCTGACATGCGAGCACTTTGATCCTACAACGGATACCTGCTGCAATCCGAGGAGCGACCACGTTGGGGATGAGATGTATTCGGATAATTCGTGTAAAAGTTGGACACTTGCTGAGAATCTGAAGGAGGAACACGGCTATGAATCGTGAAATCCTTTTCAAAGCCAAGAGGCTGGATAATGGAGAATGGGTGGAAGGATTTCCATACTGGGGAGAATACAGTGGGACATTTATCCTTCAAAATAAGGCTTACAGACGTAGGAACGCACGAACAGGTGAAATTTCAATGGGTGATGATATTGTACCGATTGAGGTTGACCCCTCCACGGTCTGCCAGTACACCGGCCTGACCGACAAAAACGGGAAGAAGATTTTTGAGGGGGATATTGTAAGACGAGAAACCGCTTACTACGGAAAGCATAATGTTTATGACGAACCAGTTGTATGGGAAGATGATATAGAAAATGATTCTTTTGGAGAACCATACACAAGTGGCTATTGCATCCACGGTGGGAATTGGGAAGTCATCGGCTCCATCCACGACGGGGAGGGCGGACAGTGAAAGAGTACAAACTGCAAGTCCCTGATGATACGGTTGGCATATCAATCACGATTTTTCGACAGACGAAAAAGAAGAAGCTGTTTTCCAGAAGTTTTAATGTCGAATCTGCTTTAGAGACCTACATCCTTGACCTGATGGATTGGGAGGGCGGAAAGCATGAGTGATATCACCCTGACTCCATCCCAAATCTCATTGATTAGGCTTATGGCCGAATACGATATGAACCGGGAAGCGGTCTCCCGTGTGTTGGGCTGCCATCGGAATACAGTGACATACCGACTGGATGGGGTTATGAAAATCACTAAATACGACCCCAGAGTGTTTTACGACCTCGTGGAGCTTATTGAGTTGGTGGGGCGGTGAGGCAAGGTGAACGAGTTCCCAGAGCGGCTTAGGAAGCTGAGGGAGGGGAAAAAGCCAATAAAGAGTATGGCGGTGGTGTCGGAACTGTGCGGACTTCCTCGCGGAGCGGTTAGGAAATATGAAAGAGGAGAAGCAAAACCTAATATGTCTGCATTAATAGCTCTTGCAGATTATTATGAGGTTTCACTTGATTACTTAACCGGAAGAGCAAAGTATAGATAAAATTTTGAAAAATGTCCTTTTTTGGACAGCTATAGAAGAATCTTGATTTACAATGGAGGGTGTAGAGGTATAGCCCATGTATCTCTGCACTCTCTTTCCATGTTCCCTCCAAAGCCTCCCGGCGGTTCACCTCCTGCCGCTGGGAGGACATATGCCGCACGGTCGAACACCACCCCACCTTTCGGGGCATGAGGGGACGCACCCCTCTGGCGGCAACTTAAACAGCCTCCTTGCGAAACCTCCCCATGATACGGGGATAGGTGGTAACCTGGGGGCTCATTAGAAGCTGCTCCAAAGTACACGGAGCTGACTGTGGAAAGACACTATACTGGTGGATCGGGGCCGCGCACCTCGCCAGTAAAATCACCAGCGGCCTATCGGTAGCCATGACCGATTGGCTTTAGGCGATATGGCCGCCTTATAGCCGACTGAGGCGCTATCCCGCTGAAAACTGCCGTAGGACAGTGAAACTCCGAATGGAATGTAGCTGACTGATTGATGGTGTGACTAAGCGGGATAGCGGCTTAACAGAACCCCACACACCTCTCAACGATGTGCAAACAGTGGCCGACTAAGTGCCCATGGTCTAGCGGATATCCGTGCGGGTGGGCGCATATGCCACTCCTCGCCGCATGAGGCGGGCAGTGGCACCAATGAGAGCCTTCTGATTGGGGGTGATGCCTCATGATTCCGCAATACGGAGGCGATCTGTGATATGAGCGGTGGCGGAATAGGTAGACGCTTACCGAGTAAGGCCATACGGGCGCTTGCGCTCGTCTCGACTGATTAGGTTATGTGAGGTGCAGATCCTCACCCGCTCAAATTTGCCGCCCCGCAGCTGCAGGAGACGGGGGTGGGCAAGAAAAACATTTGGATTTTTGACCGAGAGGTGGTGATATGCCGAATGAACAGAATCTTATACCAAACTCCGAGCGAAGCCCGGAAGAGCTGCGGGAGATGGCGGCGAACGGAGGCCGTGCGTCCGGCGTGTCACGACGGCGAAAAAGAAGCCTGAGAGAAGCCGCTGATTTGTACCTCTCCTTGCCGGTTGCAAATAAGAAGGCATGGAACAAAATTTCCGCCGAAGGCGTGGATCCGGACGACATTGATAACCAAATGGCAATGATTATCGGGCTGACGCAGAAAGCGATCAAAGGGGACGCAAAGGCGGCGAAGATCATCGTCGATCTGCTGGACAACCAGATTGGAAAGACGGCGGATGATGGTTTGGAGGATGACCCCATCACCAAGAGCCTGAAAGAGGAAGCACAGAATGGGATTTAGTGCAAAGCAAAAGGAAATCATGCGGTTTCCGTATTCCAAATTTGATGCCATCATTTGTGACGGCGCTGTCCGTTCGGGCAAGACCTCGATCATGTCGCTGTCGTTCTTCCTGTGGGCGATGGGGAATTTCAACAACTGCGCGTTTGCATTCTGTGGGAAATCCGTGGGCGCGGTAGAGCGGAATATTGTTACTCCCCTGCTGTCTGTTGTGTACCTGAAACAGAATTTTGACATTCGATACAACCGGGGCGACCATGTGATTATTGCGCGGCGAGGAGCGAAAGAGAACCGCTTTTATCTGTTCGGCGGCAAGGATGAGAGCTCATACATGCTCATTCAGGGCGTAACGCTGGCTGGTGTGCTGCTGGACGAAGTGGCGCTGATGCCCCGGTCGTTCGTGGAGCAGGCGCTGGCCAGGTGTTCTGTCGATGGGGCAAAATACTGGTTCAACTGCAACCCTGAGAACCCTCTCCACTGGTTCCGGCAGGAGTGGATTTTGAAAGCAAGCGAAAAAAACGCACTGCATCTGCATTTCCTGATGGATGATAACCCGTCATTGAGTGAGGAGACCAGGAGCCGGTACAAAAACATGTACACTGGTGTGTTCTATCAGAGATACATTCTGGGACTGTGGGTCATGTCTGAGGGCCTGATCTATGACATGTTCGACCACACGGAGAACACATACCGGGAGGACATCCCCAGCCTGCCATACGCTTGCCAGCGATACATAGCATGCGACTACGGGACCAGCAACCCAACCGTTTTTCTGGACATCTACGACAGCGGAGAGGTTATCCGCGTTGACCGGGAATACCGCTGGGATAGCCGGAAAGAGCGGCGGCAGAAAACGGATCAGGAGTACGCCGACGATTTTGCGGAGTTCATGGGAAATATCCCAGCGATCGTGTTGGTGGACCCGTCCGCCGCATCGTTTATCGTGGCCCTGCGTCAGCGCGGCGTATACGTCCGGGAGGCGGACAACGACGTGCTGGACGGGATACGAAAAACCGGCGTGCTGTTCAAGCGGCGGGAAATCCTGATTCATGAGCGATGCGCTGGCCTTCTGGATGAATTGGGGACTTATCTGTGGGATGATAAGGCGGCTCTGAGAGGCGAAGAAAAGCCGGTGAAGCAGCAGGATCACGGGCCGGATGCGCTCAGGTACTTTGTAAATTATCTCCCGGATTGGAGGTTTGAAGGTGTCCAGACGACATAAGGACCGCCCGGCGGGCGCACAAGTGAATACCGAGTCGGTGCCAGTCAGCGACGCTTTCAGCAATCCTCTGTTTCGGCTGGGCTATGGCTCCCAGTCCCCTTTGGAGGCCACGGAATACCCGCTGACCCGGATGACGGACAACTACGCGCTGCTCAACTCCCTGTACCGGGACAACTGGGTGGTGCAGAATGTGGTCGGCCTGATGGTGGACGATATGCTCCGGGAGTGGTACAGGCTCAAAGGCAACATCGCCCCGGAGATGCAGGATGCGCTGGATCGGGTGGAGAGACAGACGCGCATCAGGGACCGGCTGAACGCCGGGCTCCGCTGGGGGCGCCTGTACGGCGGGGCGGCGGGTCTGTTGATGATCCGTGGACAGGAAAACCTGGAGAAGCCGCTTGACCTTGGTATGGTGTTTCCTGGTTCTTTCCGGGGGCTGTACATCCTGGATCGCTGGATGGGTATTACCACCACCAACGGCCTGGTCATGGAGGCGGGGGAGCCGGTGCCGGAATACTACTCCATCACCGACGCAAAGGGGCACACGGCGGCGCGGGTCCATCACTCCCATGTGATACGGTTTACCGGTCGGGAACTGCCGGAGATTGAGCGGATGTCCGAGATGTACTGGGGCGAGTCCGAGGTGGAGGCCCTGTACAAGGAGGTTGTAGCCCACGACAATGTGTCCGCCAACATGGCCGCGCTCACTTTCCAGGCCAACATCAACACGATGGAGGTCAAGGGGCTGGAGCAGCTCTTTTCCATCGGCTCCAGCCAGGCACAGCGGCGCTTCTGGCAGACGATGCAGGCGCAGAGTGTCCTCCGGTCCAACTTCGGGATCCAGCTGGTGGAGGAAGGCACGAAACTCACCAACACACAGTATACCTTCACCGGTTTGCAGGAAGTGTACGAGTCTATGGCCCTGAACCTGTGCGGCGCGTCCCACTACCCCATGACGAAGCTGTTTGGCCGCTCCCCGGCAGGGATGAACGCCACAGGGGAAAGCGACCTGAAAAATTACTACGATTATGTAGATTCCCAGCGGGAGGCGAAACTGAGGCCCGCCCTGCAAAAGCTTCTGCCTGTGCTGTGTATGAGCGCCTGGGGATTTGTTCCGGACGATTTGGAGTTTACTTTCCCGCCGCTGTGGACGCCTACGGCGACGGAGACTGCCGAGATTGCCCTGAAAAAGGCGCAGGCCGTCCGGGACACCTTCCAGGCGGGGCTTTTCCGGGCGGACACAGCCATGAAGGAGCTGAAGAAGCTGGAGGAAGAGACCGGCATGTTCGGCAGCATTACAGATGAGGAGATCAGCGCCGCAGCCGGAAAGACGTACCAGGATCTGACCGCCTTACGGGACCCCCTGGTGGGGCTTGGATATGGAGGAGAGGAAGCGGGCCCTTTTGATGGTGCCGCGCAGGACGCGGCGGCGGTAGACACAATCCCTATCACGACCCATCCAATGGGCGCTTTACCAGCGGCGGCGCAGGTGGTAAAATAGGGGAAACGAAGTATGCGCCGTCGCCGCAGAGAAATCACGGTGGGATACAGTTGAAGCCCAAAACCTACGCTAGACTGACGGGAGTGTTGAACACCCGGTATCCAGGCTTAAAGGCTGGGGAGATCAGAACAATCCGAAGCGCAAAACGTCAGTATACGGTGGAAGCAGACGGATACGGCGGGTTTAAGACGTTGTGGATCGCTCCGATAAAGTAAGGATGGGGGTTACCAGGATGGAAGAGAAATTGAGAGCCTTTCTCCAGCGCTATCTTGGACAAGGAGATCAAAAGAAAGATTTGGTTCAAGAGGACGATATTGAAATGCTTGTGTATGGAGCATGTATCGACGGTTCCGCGCAGGATATTATGGACTATGGGGCAGCGCACCCAGAGGAGCCCTTTTGGGAACTGCTGAAACTGTTGCGCCCTGGTCTGTATGGCGTGACACAGGAAGAGTTGCTGGCAGATGACGGAGAGGACTAAATGCCCATCCTGAAACGTGCGCCCAATGAAAAGGAGCTGGAAAAGCTCATATCTACCTATCTGAAAGCCGAGACCGACATCATCAACGAGATAGGGCGTCTGCGCAGTCAGGGACTTGTGGACTACCACGCCGTGGCCGCCCTGGAGCGGGTGCAGGCCATTCTCCGGCAGATGGAATCGGACTGCTGGGAATACGTGCCGAAGATGATTGAAAAGCAGTTTTATGTGCGGGTACCGGAGGCGCGGAAGGTACTGGAGGTGCCGGAGACGGCGGCCAAGCATGCGGCGGGCTACGAAAATGCCGCGGTGCTCACCGGCGAACAGCACTCAATCGTGGACAACCTGGTCATGAACCTGATGGGGGAAATCACGGACGCGTCGATGACCGTCATGGCAACGCTCCAGAGCGCCCTTGTGGGCCGCATCGAGCCGGACGTGTACCGAAGGGTTGGCCTGGAGCAGGTGGCCTCCATACAGGCCACGGGCCGGGGCATCAACCGGTCGGTGCCGCAGTTTGTGGATACCCTGCGCCGGGAGGGAGTGACGGCTTTTGTAGACAAGGCAGGCCGCAACTGGTCCCTGCACACCTACTGCACAATGGCGTCCCGCACGACTTCCCGGCAGGCCGAGGTGATGGCGGTGCTCACCGCAGACCCGGAGCACGATCTTTATCAAATCAGCAGCCACGGTACCACATGCGCCATCTGTGCGCCTTTCGAGGGTCGGGTTTACAGCCGGAGCGGCACAGCCCCGGACTTCCCGCCTCTGGCGGCGGCGTTCGGCAAAGTGGATCCGGCAGGGCCGGATAATCTTGCAAATACGTGGTTAAATATCCATCCTAATTGCTTGCATGTTCTGGTTCCATGGACGCGAGCGGGCCGAACCGAGGACGAGATCCGGGAAATCAAGGACTTTTCCGATCCACGTAAAAACCCGTTCAGCCGGGATCCCCGGACGCAGAAACAGATTGACGCATACCGGAAGAAAGAGGCCGCCCGGCGGCGCTGGCTTATGGATTATAGACAATTCGAGAAGTACAGGCTTACAATTCCAAATGCTACTCCAAAAACTTTCGCAACATTCCAAAAACACAAGCACGCAAATGACTCGAAGTACAAAGAGTGGCAACGCCTTTATCGTGAAGCAAACAAGGAGGCTTCTGGTGACTGAAACTGTAAAGCAAGCTATCGAAAAGATACTTTCCAAAGGAGACAGGGCGGAAGTTATTCCAGGGCCAAACGGAACGGTGAAGGTAATCCGTGTGAGCAGAAAAGTGGAATTAGACACCGGGAAATGATTTCTTGACATGGTGATAAAGCTGTAAGTGCGATTGCGGGAACGAAACCATTGTACGCGGAGGATATTTAAGAATTGGAAAAACGAAAAGTTGCGGGTGTAAGAAGCTGGAAATTGGGGGAAAGAACAAAAAATTCAATGAGTTTATTGTTGATGGGAAAACGGTAAAAATCAAACTGTCCAATGCAAACAAGTGGATGGAAATGGATTTAGACAAGTGGGAAGAAGTTGGAAAATCAAAATGCTGGCGTTACCACTTGGGATATGCGGCAACATGGGACAGTGGGAAATTGAACTTGTGCCACGTGCTTTTGTTCCCTGATTGTCCAGACGGGATGGTAAGGGATCACATAGACGGGAACCGGCTTAATAACAAGCGTGAAAATATCCGATTTGTTACTCAACAGCAAAATGCGTGGAATCACAAAGACTTGTCCTCTTGCAAAAGCGGAGTTTCTGGGGTTTACAAACAGGGGAGCCGTTGGCGAGCCCACATTTTTAGAGGTGGACAGCATATAAGCCTTGGTATGTATGACACAAAGGAAGAGGCAATAGAGGCCAGAAGACAAGGTGAAATCCAATATTTTGGTGAGTATCGACGAAAAAAGTAAATAAAACGCCTGCCCCTAAGTGGTGGGGCAGAAGGACTAAGTGGAGTCAACTATCGAGAATTTCTCGGTGGTTGGCTCCTTTTTTATTTGCCCAAAGAGGTGATTTGCATGGATTACAACCAGGAATACATCGACCTGCTCAAACGCTCCCTGGCGGGTGAGACGGAGACGGTGCGGCTATATCTGGCGGTGATGGCGGTAGCGCCCAACAGCGCGATTCCCAAACTGTTGGAGATTCAGGCCGACGAGACCGACCACCAGGCCGTTATCGCCGACCTTCTCACCGAGGCCCTGGCCGGACAGAGCGCCGATCAGGAACAGTTGGTACCGGGGGTGGAGTGATGCCGATTGCATATTACGGCTCCCAGATCAGCCCGCACCTGGTGGACACGCCAGAAGGGTTTCTGATCTGCAAGGATGTACCCATTGCCCGCACCGGCCCCCAGGACTACCTGGCCAGAGAGCTGATGCTGGACGGGGACCCGGACCGGCTGGTGACCGTACAGAGACACCCGGAGGATGTGTTCGAGGGGGCAGCCCTGGCCAGTTTTGAGGGGAAGCCCATCACAGACGGCCACCCCCCGGAGAGCGTAAGCCCGGAAAACTACGCCGCGTATGCCAAAGGCCACGTACAGAACGTGCGGCGGGACGGGGAGTATATTGTGGCCGACTTGTACATCAACGACGCGAACCTTGCCAACGAGGTGAGGAACAACGTCAAGCGGGAGGTGTCCTGCGGGTATCTCTGCAACTATGTACCAGACGGGACAGGGTATAAGCAGTCCCGAATCAGAGGCAATCACGTGGCAGTGGTCCCCAAAGGGCGGGCCGGTGCTGCGGTTGCAATAAAAGACGCCGCCCCTGAGGCGGAGAAAGGCAGGAAAACCATTATGAGCTACTGGAAGACCTTCCTGGCCGCTTTTGCAGGCGCGGCAAGAGACGCTGAGCCTGAGGAGCTGGACAAGATGGTGGAGACCACCGCCACCGCGCTGGACGCGGAACCCGCCGGAGAGGCGCAGGACGCGAACCCCGTGGAGGAGAAGGCCGCCGCCGAGGAAAAGGTCCAGGATGAGGAGACCGTCGAGGCTCCGAAGGGGGATGACATCGGCTCAAAGCTGGACCGCATCCTGGAGATGCTGATGGCTAAATCCAGAGGCGGGGAGGGTGAACACCGGCTCCACGATGAGACTGACCTTGATGAAATGGTAAAAAGGCTGTCCGGCGGGGGAGAAAGCGCAATCACCATCCCAGTGGAGAACGACTGTGCAACAGGCCCCGCCCGAGACGCCGCCGTGGAGCTGTTGAAAAAGGTGCGCCCCGCCGTGGCCGGAATCGAGGACAGGGTTGTCAGGGCCAAAGTCACCGATGCTCTGCTGTCCGCTATCTCCGGCAAGGATGCGATGCCGGACATTGTCAAGGCGGCAATGGACAGTGCCCAGGCCAAAGCGAACCAGACGCAAAAAACAAGTTATGAGCAGATGTGCGCCGACTCTGAGAGCGCTTACGCTGCCCGGAACCCCCACACCAAAAAGGAGGAAAATTGATATGGCTGCTTTGAATCCTCAGTTGATCGGGAAGGACATGCCTCACGGCTTTGCCGGTTGCTACGCCCGTCAGCCTGACATGATCGTAGAGACCCGCCCCGCCGGTGGGTCCACCCCCATCCCTTACGGTACCCCTCTGGTGTACGGTACCGCGCCCGCCGTTGTGGCCGCCGGCGCTGGATTTACCGCCGCAAAGTTCGCCGGTGTCGCCGGTTTCGAAATCAAGAGCGCCCTGACCTATCTGGACCAGCAGGCCGGACAGTACGCCGTGGGCGAGCCCGTGAGCGTGTTCCAGCGCGGCTCCATCAACGTCAAGTGCACCGGCGGCACCCCCGCTGTGGGCGGAGCGGTGTATATCCTGGCGGCCGAGAGCGAGCAGGGCGACCTGACCAACGCCGCTGTGGGCGACTTTGTGGCCTCTGCCGACAGCACCACCGCTGCCAACACTGTGCAGCTGACCAACTGCCAGTGGGGTGGCTCCGCTGACGCTAACGGCGTGGCCGAGCTGATCATCCTGACCCGCGCCAACGCCTGAGAGGAGGAGTAACGAATGAGCTTTACCAATGTCGGTACCACCAACGCCGGTACCTTTACTATGCAGTCCGCCCCCGGCGCGATGAACAGCGTGCCCACTATGGACGCGGCGGGCATCGCCACTGGCGGCGCGTTCCTGGCCAGTGAGCTGGAGAAACGCGATCCCATGATCCGCAAGCCCCTGACCAGCTTTACCTATCCGAGAGACATCGTGATTGAGACCGGCGGGGGCTGGGTGGATTATGTGTCCGCCATGGCCGTGTCTTACGGAATGACCGGCGGGGCCACGGATTCCCCCGTGACTGCGGGCGGGGCCAATGGCATCCCAACTGTCCAGGCTTCCGTGGATAAGGGCGTGTACAAGGCCCATGTGTTCTCCGCCGCCCTGCGGGTGATGTTCCAGGACATGCAGAGGAGCAACTATATTGGCCGGTCTCTGGACAACCTGCTCCAGGATGGCGTGCGGATGGCCTATGACAAGCACATGGACGCCAATGTGTACGTGGGCCTGACCACCTACGGCACCACCGGACTGGTCAACAACCCCGATGCTGTGGAGACCACCGCCGCCTCCAATGGGGCCTCTTCCAGCGCTTCCACCAAGTGGGTGGACAAGACGCCGGAGCAGATTCTGAAGGACGTGAACGACGCGCTCACCGCTGGCTGGGCCGCCAACGAGTACGACGAGACCGCCATCCCCAACCATATCCTGCTCCCCTATGAGCAGTACCTGTACATCATGACCACTAAGGTCACCGATCTGGCCACTGAGACCATCTATGACTTCCTGATGAAGAACAACGCGGCCACGAAGGCGGGCGGCGACCTGTTCATCGGGGCGACCCGGTGGTGTAAGGGCGCAGGCACCGGCGGCAAAGACCGTATGGTGGTGTACAACAACGACCGGCGGTTCGTGAAGATGGACGAGCTGGTCCCCTTGAGTCGGATCATGTCTCAGCCCAACGTGTCCAACGTGTGCTACGACACCGCGTACATGGCCAACATCTCGGAGGTGCAGATCTTCTATCCCTCCACCGTCCGATATGTAGACGGAATTTGATTGGGTGATTCGGAATGTTTGTTGTTTCCAAGCGAAACATTGAGATTCCCGCGCCGGACGGCTCCACCGTCGTCCGGCTGCGGTCTGGCCTGATGGAGACCGTGCCCGACTGGGCGGTCAACACCGAGTATTTCAAGGCTCTGGTGGGGGACGGGAAGATCGTCCCCAGCGACAAGAGCGACAGGAGCGCCCAGGCGGCCGCCGAGAAGAAGGTCAAGACCCGCCGGGGCAGGGAAGTAACTGACGAGTAAAGGGGGCTACGGGTATGTACTACTGGGGCAAACCTCAATTTTTCGGTGTGAGGGCCGCTGCGGCCAACATTGGCAGCAGCAAAGGCAATTATACCGTCGAGCAGTTCCGGAAGGACTACCCGCAGTTCTTTAACGCCGTGGGCGACTTTCTGGGCAGCCTGTCCATGCTGGAGCAAATCATCGACATGGCGAACACCGCCGTCCAGCCGGACAAGTGGCTGGATTCCTGGCGGTACGCTGTTGGGCTGTATGCGGCCCATTACGCCACCCTGTCCCTGCGAGGCTATGCGGCCAGTAACGAGACCCCCGAACAGGCGGCAGCCTCTGGGGCCCTTGTAGGCGTGGTAAAGAGCGCCACTCTGGGCGACGCCTCTGTGTCCTACGACACCACCACCATCACGGCGGGCACTGAGGACTGGGGCGATCTTAACAGCACCACTTACGGCCAGATTTTGGCCAACCGGGCAAAGCTGATCGGGATGAGCGGTACATACGTCATTTGAGGGGGTGAGTCCCATAAATTGGACAGATTGGTACACGGACACGATGGACGTGTGGAGAAATGTCCCCGTGAAGGACGGAAACCTCACCCGGCAGGAGCGTCAGCAGGTGTTGACGGGCATCCCATGCCGCGTCTACCAGAGCGACAACAAGCCAATCAACATGACGCAGACCGCCTCCAATGTCAGCCAGAATGACCGCCTTGCCTGCGGCATAGACGTGGATATTCAAGCAGGAGACAAGCTGGTGGTCACACGGGGCGGGAGGCTGGGGAAGCCCGGCCCTACCGTCCGGGCCTTCGCCGGGGATCCCAATCTCTACTATGAGCCCTTCGGGGCCATCATGCCGGGGCTGGCACACCAGGAAATCAGGCTACTCCAACAGGAGCGAGTGAAGGGTGGTACCACATGAGCTACACGGTTTCGCTCCAAAAGCGAATCCAGCAACTAAAAAAGGCTCAGGCAGACTTGCCCGAAATCCTATACAAGACTGCAAAAGGAGCCACTATGCGGGCGGTAGAGGCCGCTATGGACGCCACGCCCCCCAAAGAAGGCACAGGCGCATTGAATGGTGTCAACACCCGCACCGGCGATTTAAAGGCGCACTGGGCAACCGACAGCAAGACCGAGCCAATGGGCGGCGGAATATCCGGCGGGTCATCTTATACAACCATTCTGGCCAACGACAAGGAATATGCCTCTTACGTTGATCAGGGCCACCGCATGGATAAGCACTTTGTACCGGGCCTGTATGTGGACGAAAACGGGATGATTGATTATGACCCGGATTATGCCGAGGTGGGCGGCCTGGTGGTAGGCACCAAGACCAAGTACGTCAAGGGCGAGTTCATGGTGGACAAGGCCAAGGAGGCCTATGAAAAGGCAGTCCTGACCGAGCTGGACAAAGAAATTGCGAGGCTGCTCAAATGAATTTTACCGTTTCCACAATTTCAAAGAGCCTGGCGGACTACCTAGCCCCGTCCTTCCCCGGCGTGACCTTCTACGAGGATCCCAATCAGCAGGGGAGCAAGCCGCCCATGATGTTCCTACAGACCCGGACAAACCGGCTGGAGCTGGAGACGTGCGGGTACTGGCGGCGCATTCTGGGCGTGGATTTGGTCTACCTGCTGGACTACAACCTGCCCAACCTCCAGCAGCTCTATCAGCAGGCGGGGGAGACGCTGGATCTTCTGATGGAGACCTTTCCCTATTCCGACGGGAAGACGGGAGGAACGGTGCTGGTGCGCGCTCATGAGCGGAGCTGGAACATCGACCTGGACGAGCTGCACTACCGCTTTGAGCTGCGGGAGCGCGTCAAAATCCCCGGTCCGTTTCATCCCATGCAGACCATGGATTACCACGAGGAGGTCGAGAATGGCAGCCAAGAAGTTTAGGCGGGAGAGCCTGCTGAAAAGCCCGGAGTTTGCGAAGTATCAGAAGGACTTCCTGTCTGTGATTCTGAGCAAGCCGGATTACACGCTGGCAGAGGCCAGAAAGATAATAAAGGAATTTTTCGAAAAGGAGCGTGATTGACCATGGCAGGTGGAACCTGGGCCAGTCAAAACAAGATCTGCCCCGGCGTATACATCCGATTCAAGTCCAATGCAGGGCTGGGCCTGACGGTTGGAGACCGGGGGACGGTGACCATTTGTGAGCCCCTGAGCTGGGCCCCCGTTGCGCAGGTGATGGAAATCGAGGCAGGGATGGACGTAACGCCCTACACCGGATATGACATCACAAGCCCCAAAAATTTATTCCTGCGGGAGATATTCAAAGGGAGCAACCGGACAGCCGCGCCCAGAAAGGTACTGCTGTACCGGCCCACGGCTTCCAGTTCGGCCAAGGCCACTGTTACCATTGGTACGCTGGTGGTTACGGCAAAATATCCTGGCGCCAGGGGCAACGACATCTCTATTGTGGTGTCTGAACTCACCGAACCGGCCAACACCTTTACAGTGTCCACGGTGGTAGACGGGGAGATTGTGGATCAGCAGACAGGGAAAAAGGCAGAGGACCTGGCGAATAACCAGTGGGTGGACTTCTCTGGCACTGGCGCGCTGACGGCGGACAGCGGGAAGTCGCTGGCCAGCGGCGCGGACGGCGATGTGCAGAGTGCGGCCTGGTCGGCCTATCTTCAGACCATAGAGCCATACAAGTTTGACGTAATGATCTACGACGGATCGGACACTACGGTGCAGAGTGCCATGATTGCCTTTGCAAAGCGGGTCGCTGAAGATGCCGGCCAGTATACTCAATTGGTCACCGCCGGGCTCACAGCCCCAGACAGCCGTTTTGTAATCAATGTAGACAGCGGCGTGGTGCTGTCCGACGGCACTGCCCTGACACCCCAGAAGTGCACATGGTGGGTAGGGGGAGCTCAGGCGGGCGCCCTGTATAACCAGAGCCTGACCTATGCCCAGTACCCCGGCGCGGTATCCGCCACTCCGCTGATGACCAACAGCCAGTATGAGGCGGCCCTACAGGCCGGAAAGCTGGTATTCTTCGCCGAGGATGGACAGGTAAAAGTGAAGCAGGACATCAATTCCCTGGTCACTTATACCACAGACATCTCTGAACCCTTCCACAAGAATCGGGTGATGCGGCTGCTCAACACCATCGCCAACGACATTTACCGGCAGTTCTCTGATTCCTATATCGGCGTGGTGAACAACAACGAGGACGGGCGCGCCCAGTTCAAAGCCGCCATTGTGGGTTATCTGCTGGACATCCAGGCCAACGGGGGGATTCAGAATTTTGAGGCCGCGGACGTGGAAGTGCTGGCCGGAGAGGCTATCGACGCCATTATGGTAAATATTGCAATTCAGCCGGTGGATTCGGTTGAGAAGATATACTGCACCATTACGGTGAACTGAGGGAGGGGCGGAGAATGTCTTACTTACTTGCAAAAGATACCGTCAACGGCGCCGAGGGCAAAATCTTTGTCACAGTAAACAGGAAAAATATGGAAGTGGCCTGTATGCGCAACATCACCACCAACGCGGAGATCCAGTCCAACGATATGCGGGTCATCGGCACCCGCACCATCCAGGACAAGCCAAACGGAGCCAAGCTGACCGGCACCGGAAACATCTACTACGGCACCAACCTGTGGACGGACATGGTGCTCCAGTACATCCAGACCGGCGTGATGCCGGAGTTTGACATCCAGCTCACCAACAACGACCCCACCACCACCGTTGGCTCCCAGGTCATGGCCTACTACGGCTGTCACCTGACCGGGACCATCCCCCTCTCCATCCTGAACGATGAGGAGGCCATGCTGAATTATGACTTCAACTTCGCTTACACCCGCGTGGCACGGCTGCAAGCGTTCAACGACCCGGCCCAGCTGGGTAACTGAGGAGGAGAAGAATGAGTAAACTTTCTGCATTTTTAAACCCGGTCACCACGCGGGAGGAGAAAGAGGTCGTTGTCTCCAGGCGGTTCCAGGACGAAAAGGGGGATCCGGTTCCCTTCCGGATCCGGGCGCTGACCCAGGAGGAGAACGACGCGATTGTGAGGCAGGCGACCCGGCGATTCAAAGAAAACGGGCAAACCGTGGAGCGGATGGACAACGTGGATTTTACCCGCCGCCTGGCAGTGGCCGCCACGGTTGAGCCGGACTTTCGGAACAAAGAGCTCTGTGACGCATACGGCGTGATGGATCCTCTGCTGGTGCCCGGCAAGATGCTTTTGTCTGGAGAGTATACAAAGCTGATAAGCGCCATTACGGAGCTGTCCGGCTTCTCCGATGTGGAGGAAGAGGTAAAAAACTAATCGGCGGGCCGGTCTGGGACGTTGACACGCTGGTAGCCTATTACTGCTTTGTCAACCTGGGCTGGCCCCCCTCTCAATACAACGGGCTTCCGCCGCGGGAAAAGCGGCTTGTGACAGAGTTTGCGCTGAAGAGCATGAAAGACCAGAAGGAAGCCGTTGACAGGGCAAAACGGAGGTGAGCGCATGGCGCAGATTCGGGAAGAGCTGATTTTATATGATCGCTTTACCAATACCTTTACCAGCTATATCCGACAGGCAGAACGCGCCAGTGGGGCTGTAAACGGGGCACGGAGGGCAACAGACCAATTTTCTGAGAGTCAGAGGACTGCGACGGCCGCAACAAACAGCCTGGGGAATGCCCTGAAGAGCATTGTGAGTATCTACGCCATAATTAACGGGACAAAACGGGTACTGAACATGTCCGATCAGCTGGCCTCCACCACCGCCCGGCTGGACATGATGAACGACGGGCTGCAGACCACAGCGGAGCTGCAGGATATGATTTATCAGTCCGCGCAGCGCTCCCGTGGACTGTACACGGACACGGCGGCTTTTGTGGCCAAGCTGGGTACGCTGGCGGGCAGCGCCTTTGACAGCAACCAGGAGATCATTGCCTTTGCAGAGCAGATCAACAAGCAGATGTCCCTGTCCGGCACCACCACCCAGGAGGCGCAGGCGGCCATGCTCCAGCTCACCCAGGGGCTTTCCTCCGGCGTACTGAGGGGCGAGGAGCTCAATTCTGTGCTGGAGCAGACCCCTATGATCGCCCAGAGCATCGCCAATTATATGGGCGTTACCACCGGAGAGATGCGGGAGCTGGCCAGCGAGGGCAAGGTGACCGCCGAGGTGGTCAAGAACGCCATGTTTGCCGCGGCGGAGGAGACCAACGCCAAGTTTGCCGAGATGCCAGTCACCTGGGCACAGCTTTGGACGCAGGCGCAAAACATCTTATTAAAGACCTTTCAGCCTGTTCTGAATGTCGTGGGGCAGCTTGCGGGGTTTATCTCGGAGCATATGGACACCGCAATTGCTGTGTTTTATGGCCTGGCGGCGGCGGTTGCATTTTACACTGTCGCACAGTGGATAGCTACAGATGCGGCAAAGAAGTTCTTTGCGGTCCTCTTGGCGAACCCGATTTTATTGGCGGTTGCGGTTGCGATCGGAATTGTTATTGTTCTGATTTACAAGTGGGTTCAGGCTGTGGGCGGACTTAAAGTTGCGTGGCTGATAGTGGTGGACGCAATTTTATTCGCCTGGGATACCCTGAAAGCCGGATTTATGACCGGCGTATACGCGGTGATGGGCTATCTCGAAAACATGGCCCTCAAGTTTCTGGCAGTGAAGACTTCCATTCAGAATTTTATGGGTGACATGAAAGTGGGCGTACTCAATATTTTGCAGAGCATGGTAAACGGGGCCATCGGCATCATCAACTGGTTTATTGAGAAGCTGAACCTGATACCGGGCGTATCCATTGATGCCATCCAGAAAACCACATTTGCGGCGACGGCTGCAGCGGAAAACGAAGCGGCAAAGGCGGCGCGCAACAAAGAGCTGGAGGCCGCCCGGGCGGAGGCGGATCGGAGAGCCCAGAGCCGCGCAGATCAGCTGGCACAGATGTGGGCGGATCGGGACGCCAATCACGCCGCCCGGCAGGCCGAGATCCAGCAAAAGAGGGCGGAACAGGCGGCGGGGGAGACCACGGCGGCGGCGTACAGTTCCTACGATGAGATTTCCGGCCAGCTCGGGGGCATTGCCTCCGGCGTGAAGGGAATTGAGAAAGCCGTCAATATGTCCGAAGAGGATCTGAAATCCCTGGTGGACGTGGCGGAGCGCCGGTATGTGAACCAGGTCAATCTGACGGCCCAGACTCCGGTGATTACCATCAACGGGGCGAACACCGGCCGCACGGCGGCGGACCGGCAAAATCTCGCCGACGCCATCCGGGATATCCTTGTGGAGCAGGTTGCTGCAGGGGCTGTCCGCAGCACGGCGGGAGCGTACTAAACAAAGGAGGCCGGTATGTCAGTCAACAACTTCGGATTGTTTTTTACGCGGGACGGGACAGTGATCCGGCTTCCGGTCAACCCAGAGAAGCTTCCGGTGGCGCGGGAGACGGACAACGGGGAATACAACGTCCTGGGCATCGGCCCCATTATGGTTCCAAGGACGCCCGAGCAGAGGGAGGTCACGATCTCCAGCTTCTTCCCAGGCCGGGAATTTTCCGGCGTTTTGACCTCCGGCGGATTCCAGCCGCCCGAGTTTTACATCCAGTTCTTTGAGTCGGCCATGAACGAGAGAGCGCCCATCCTGTACACCCCCGTGCGCTACTACGAAAACGGAGAGCCCTTCATGACGGGGGACGCTGGTTTTCAGGTGCTGGTTACGCAATTCAACACAGAGGAGCGGGGCGGGGAGACCGGAGACTTTTACTACGATCTGACTCTGACGGAATACCGGGACTACACCCCGCAGGCCGTACAGGTGAAGCAGGAGAGCGCCGCAGCGCCCGCAGCGGCCACATCGGAGCCGTCCAGGGACATCCCGCGGGGACAGCTCTACACGGGATGCACCTGTATCGCCAACGGCCCCTGGTACTACTCCAGCTATGGAGACGAGCCCCACGGGAACGGGAACGGGCGGCGGGTGGTCGTTTCGCGCATGGTGGACGCCGCCAGGGCCTTTCCCATTCATGTGACCACAGAGTCAGGCGGGGCGCTCGGGTGGATGAAGCGGGAGGCGCTCCAGGTGGTGAGCACATGACAACAGAGCTGTTAATCTGCAACAAATCCAGCGGGAAGATCTGGGAGTGCTCCAACTGCGCGTCCCAGGTCGCCTGGATCACCAACCGGACCGGATCCCCCGGTACGCTGAAATTTACGGTAGTCAAGGCGGGCGACCTCTCCTATACGGAGGGCGACGTGGTGCGCTTTTCCGTCGATGGGCAGCTCCAGTTCTACGGCTGGGTATTCACCAAGAGCAAGAACCGGTGGGGTGAGATTGAGACCACCTGTTACGACAGGTTGCGGTATTTCAAGGCCAATGCGTCCTATATGTTCTACGCCCAGACGGCGGGGGACATGATACGGCAGATTGCCGGGGACCTGCAGGTGGACGTTGGGGCTGTGGCGGACACGGGATATCCGATCCCGTCCTTCTACAAAGAAGATGAGAGCTGTCTGGACATCATTGGAGAGGCGGTGCAGCAGACCCTCCTGAACACGGGGGAAATCTTTGTGTTCTACGACGACGGAACCGGCGTGGCACTTCAAAGGCCGGAGGATATGATATCCAATGTCGTGATTGGAGAAAAGTCCTTTTTAACGGACTATACCTATCAGACGGATATTGACGCGCAGACCTATAACTCCGTCAAGCTGGCCCGGCCCAACGAGGAGACAGGACGGGCGGACACCTTCGAGGCGCAGGACAGCGGCACCATCGCACAGTGGGGGCTGCTCCAGCTCTACCAGACGGTAGACGGCGATGTAAACGACGCCCAGGTCAGGGCCCGGGCGCAGGCGTCCCTCCAGTATTACAACCGGCGGATGCGGACGCTGAAGGTCTCAGCCCTGGGGGTGCCGGGGCTCCGGGCGGGGCAGATGGTGTATATGCACGTGCCGGGACTCGGGGATATCAACCTGGATCAGTATGTGCTGCTGGAGAAGGTTACGCATACCTGGGAGAACGGCGAGCACACGATGGAATTTGAGACGATGGCGATCTGAGGTGAGGAGATGGAGCTGCGGGACGTCCTGTATGATATGATGCAGCAGAGCCTGCGGTCCGCCCAGCCGACCGACCTGAGGGTGGGGACGGTGACCGGCGCAGACCCGCTGGAGATCACCGTAAATACGGCGATGGCGCCGCTCCGCCGGGAGGTTCTGTACCTGACGGAGCCGGTCATAGAAAAGAAAATCCCCGTGCTGTCCCACACCCATGAGATAGACGGGCTGTCCCACAGCCACACGGTTTCCGGCCTTGGACACGCCCACAATACCGGCGGGCTGTCCCACGCCCACACGGTGGAAGGGCTCGGCCACAGCCACACGGCAGAGGGTGGAGAGACCGGGACGGCGCTGGAGGGCGCTTATCAGTCCGGATCGGCCCTGGCCGGGTCGTATGGGTCTGACACGCAGCTCTCGGGCACGTATGCCACCGCCACCGCGCTGGGGAGCGGCGTGGAAGCCGGGCAGGCCCTGGGCGGGGTGTCCTGCGTAGAGAACGGGAAGCCTCTGCCGGTGGAAAACGGATACATCATCCTCAACCGGGGGCTGGCCGTTGGGGACAGGGTGCTGCTGCTGCGCGTGCAGGGCGGACAGAAATTCATTGTACTCTCCAGAGTATTTGAGGGGTGATTGCAATGCCGGCACTGCCGGAGAGCGGGACGGTCAATCTTGCGCAGGGCGTACAGTTTGAGCAGTTCCCGTCTCACACATGGTACATCGACAAAAAGACCGGCCGCATCCGGGGGACGGCGGACGGGCTCCAGGCTGTGAGGCAGGCCGTGGAGATCATCCTAAACGTGGAGCGCTTCCGATGGCAGATTTACAGGCCCTACTCCGGGATGCAGTGGGAGGGGCTGATCGGGCAGGACCCCGGTTATGTAGCCTCTGAACTCCGGCGCCGCGTGACGGAGGCGCTGGGGATGGACGATCGGGTGAGAGGGGTGTCCGACTTCACCTATTCGGCAGAGGGGGAAGCGCTGTCCGCTTCTCTGACGGTAAACACGGTGTATGGGGATATGCAGACCACCCTGGAGGTGACGTTGACATGATTGATTTTACACAGGAGACCTACCAGAACATCCTCCGGCAGATGCTGGACCGGGTGCCGGATACCTACGACAAGCGGGACACATCCCCGATACCGACGGCGCTGGGCCCGGCGGCATGGGTGTTTGAGGGTTTTTACCTGTCCCTGAACCAGGTGCAGCAGGCCGCCTTTGTCCAGACCGCCGTGGGGCAGAGCCTGGACTATCTGGCCGTGATTGCCGGACTGACCCGGTACCCCGCCTCCCCGGCCGTCAGACTGGGCGTGTTCAATACCGCCGTTCCCGTTGGAGCCCGATTTTCCACCGTCAACGGGGCCGACAGCATCAACTTTTCGGTGACGGCGGCTGCAGGCGCGGCCAATCAGTACCAGCTTACCGCTGAGACGCCGGGCGACATCGGCAATGAGTACACCGGCCCCATTTTGCCAATCACCACCATCCCCGGCCTGACCTCTGCGCAGATCACCGACATTTTGGTTCCGGGTGACGATGAAGAGACGGACGGGGAACTGAGGGCCAGGCTGATGACAGCGCTGAACGAGCGCCCGTTTGGAGGAAATATCGCCTCCTACCGGGAAAATATCCTGGGCATTGACGGCGTGGGCGCAGTACAGGTGTACCCCATTTGGAACGGAGGGGGGACAGTGAAGTGCTCTGTGCTGGGGGCCGGCTTTCTCCCGGCCTCTGAAGAACTGGTGGAGAACGTACAGAATGCCGTCGATCCGCCGCCCAATCAGGGCCTTGGCCTTGGGCTAGCCCCTATTGGGGCGCAGGTATCTGTAGTATCGCCCGCGGAGGTGACGGTCAATGTAACCGCTTCAGTTGCACTCTCGCCGGGCTCCTCCGTAGATCAGATCCATCCTCTGGTGGAAGAGGCGCTGGAGGCATACCTGCTTGATGTGCGGCAGAGCTGGGGGACTAACGTCAGCGACAGCGATGTTGTATACGCAGCCGATGTGTACGTGTCCCGAGTGACGGCGGCCATCGTTGGGACACCCGGCGTGGTCAACGCTACCAGTGTGCAGCTCAACGGGGCGGCGGCGGATCTTATTTTAACGGAAACAGGCGCGGTTCAACAGGTGCCGGTTCTGGGGACGGTGACGCTCAATGAGTAGATATGAGCTGGACGCGGATCTGCTGGCTCTGCTGCCGCCCTGGTACCGGGAGGTTTTAGACTATCAGGAGATCTGCGGCACAGAACAAGCACAGTTTGAGGCGCTGGCGGACGAAATTGTATCTGTGGCGGACAATTTCTTTTTTCAGACAATGGATGAGCGCGCGGTCTCCCAGTGGGAGCAGGTGTTCAGAATTGTCCCCAATCCCGCTGCGGAATCCCTGGAGTTTCGCCGGGCCCGCATCCTGAACCGCATTTCCACGAGACCGCCGTTTACGTTGGGGTTCCTATACCAGAAGCTTGACGAACTGATTGGGGTTGGGGCGTGGACGGTCCATATGGATTATCCGAACTATACCCTCTACATTGAGAGCAGCGCGGAAAATCAACAGTATGCCACAGAGGTGACCTATACCATTAACCGGATTAAGCCTGCCCACATTGTCTATGTAAACACGCCCTATGTGCGCACAGGGCTTATCCTGAGCGAATCCATAGAGCTGTCTCAACGAATATTCAATTACAAGTTGGGCGCCTGGGGGCTGGGAGTGCTCCCGTTTGCTACAGAACAGAGCCAAGGGGTGATTAAAATGCCGTCTGTGCCGTCCATACAGGAGACGCTTTTGGAAGACACTGTAAATTTTGTTTCCAGTGATATTGCAAAAGCCCGCATCAACGGTACGATTGAAATTACAGATTTGAACAAGAATGCAGAGGGGAACATTCTTACCGTTACATATACGGTAGCTCAGAGTCAGGTGGAGACGGTCACATCCACAGAACTGCTGGATGCGGACGGAGTTGTACTGACATCCTCTGCAGTTTTTGTTCCGGTATCTGGAGCTACGCTGCTGAAACATACTATACCCGTATCGGAAGGAGTGACAGGCAATGGCAGATAACCCTATTACAACCCCGCTGCCGGCAGATCTTCCTGAGCAGTGGACTTACGGCCAGACAGTAGGCCCAAACGGCACCGACGTCGGCCTGACGGAACAACATGGCTATAACTATTTGATGCGGCAGGTTAACGCTACACAAGAGGGTGTAAATGCACTTGGAGAGGCGTTTGCGGAAGTGCCTGTATTGGAGGGCGGAAAAGTGCCTGTGTCCCAGCTCCCGGTTGGAACGCCCAACGGCGTGGCGGGGCTGGACAGTGCCGGGAAAGTGCCCTCCAGTCAGCTTCCCGATATGGACTATGTGCCTCTCTCTGGCGGGACGATGACCGGTCCGCTGGTGCTACCGGGGGATCCGACGGCAAGCCTGCAAGCGGCTCCGAAGCAGTATGTGGACAATGCGCTTAACGATATTACACCATCCGGTATCGGAGCTGCACCGGCCAGCCACACCCACGCGGCTACAGATATTAC